CCGCTATGAACTCGAACGGCACATCATTGTCCTTGCACGCTCGCATGGCATCAGACAAAAAAGTGCGACCTGGGTAGCACGCTATGGCATTCACAGCTTTCACGTTAGACTTTACGCACCACGCCAGTGCGTAACCGAAGCAACCCTCATCCTTGCTGCGCACGGTGAAGAACCGTTCATTGTCATCGCGCAGGTGATCTGGCAATTCGGCGAACGGTGTCCGCGCCAGCAACAGTGCACGCGTCCAAAGGTCGTAGATCACTTGGGCGTCACCACCAAATATGTGTGCTCTTGCTTCGCAATAAGCCATGAGGCCATGTTTGGCCGTGACACGCATGATGCGTTGGGCATCGGTCGCGATCCCCTCGTGCTGCAGCCTTGTGCGCTTGCGTGCCATATACTTGAGGATGGTGCGCAATGCCTTGTACACTACCTCACGGTCTCGCAACACTGCTCGACTCAAGAACGTCACACCATTTTGGCGCTGTGACCGCTCTTCCGCCTTCCACGTCAAGCCGCGGTTTCCGCTGCGCGCACTGAGTATGCCCTCAGGAGTACGCCACGGCGGTTGCTTGTCCAGTGTCACATCATCACCAGACTGGCACATGCGCACGTCACTGAGCTTTGCCACGCTCACAAGCGCACTCACAGCCATGATCTTGTTGATGATCAGTGTCCATGGGTCCCCAGAAGCCAAAGCCCACTCCAGCGTGAACTGGAACGGCCCATTCATCATCTTCACGCGACGTTTCTGGCGCATCTCCATGGCAAGGGCATCAAGCCCCATGACTTCAGACGCCAAGCCGAGCATCTTGCAAGCAACCAAGACGTGAACAGGCCTGTGCGACGAGTCCTGCTTTTCAATGTCGAGCTCGTACGACGTGTCGAACGTGCTCAATATCCGCCCGATCTCCTCTTCATGCAGGCCTACCGGCGAATACTTGCCCTTGCGCATGGACCTAGCCCAAGCGTGTGTCAAAGCGTCGCAAGTGTCAGCGAAAAGCGCTTGTTGCATGTCACTTGCGGTGACGACACCTTGTGCCTTCAACTCACCACCATCGCGGGAAAGCACCGATTCCTTCTTGGCGAACTCTGGCTTGAGGAATGCAAAACTAGCGCAAGACATTTTTGACTCCACTTGCGCATAGGCACCATCGATAGCTTGAGCACGCGTCCGCTTGTTGATGACGGCGCGGCGAGAGTTGGCTAGGTGAGCGAAGAAGGTTTTGCGATCTATCACTTCTTCAAAGATAAGTGACATGATCTCTTCTGCATTCACCATATCCTCATCACTCAACTCTGGCCGTGCTCCTTGACGAGCCAAGGCTTGCTCTTTATCGACACCTGGTATGTCGCGCGGTTGCAGAGTGTAATGCTCGAAAGCATCGCTGTGCGCCTCGCCATCGTCCCTGAAGCGAACGGTGTCGTTCACATCTACCACAGCGCGTATCTCAGATGCGCTGAGAGCCTCATCACCGCAAAACACCGTTCCGACCGTGACTGCATCAGTGAGCGCAGCCTCTTCCAAGCTGGATTCAACGAGCACCTCATCGCGTATGTACTCGGTTTTCACCCAAGTCATGCACTCAGGGTCCACATAATCCCAGCTGGTGCCGGCAAACATGCAATCCCCTGGAAGTACCCCGTTAACGCCGGTTGCGTCCACCCAGTTGATATGGCGTAGCGTGTGCAGCGCGTCAACAACAAACACTGTCGCCGTTGCAGCACGGGTTATTGCGACCCCCAGGTGTCTGCATTGCTCCGGTGCACCCAGCCATCGCAAGTCGCCTGAGAGCAC